CGACTGCACAGCGTCCCACTGGAGCAACTGGTTATTTCCGCTTTAACAGCGACACATCGGCTTTTGAAGGTTACAACGGGTCTGCGTGGGGATCAATTGGTGGCGGCGCCACAGGTGGTGGTAGTGACCAAATTTTTTATCTCAACGGGCAGACAGTGGCGACAAGTTATAGTATACCTAGTGGTCAGAACGCTGGCACTTTCGGACCAATTTCTGTAAATGCCGGAGTCACAGTTACTATTCCTGCTGGTTCAACTTGGAGCATTATCTAATGCCGCTTAAATTAAATGGGTCAACATCCGGGTACACGCAACTTCAAGCTCCCGCAACGGCGGGGAACAACACCCTTACCTTGCCAACGGGGAATGGAACAAATGGTCAGTTTATGCAAACTGACGGTTCTGGAAACTTGACGTTTGCTACAGCTCTGACGTCTGCACCTGTTACTTCTGTAAATACGTTCACTGGCGCGGTACAAAGTGTTATTGTTGCTGGTACTGCTGTAGCATCTACCAGTGGGACGAGCATTACATTTACTGGTATCCCATCTTGGGCGAAACGCATTACTGTTTTGTTCAACGGTATGTCCACAAGTGGAACGTCACCAAAACTAATTCAGATAGGTTCCGGGTCTGTTACAAGTACGGGTTATACGTCAACCGGAATTATTACTAATAATACGTCTGGTACGGCGGGGGGCAATTCCACTGCCGGATTTATTATCTACAACATAATTGCAACGGATGTTATAAGCGGGTCTATGACACTTTATAGTGTTTCTTCGAACACTTGGGTTTCTTCCCATGTTGCGAAAAATTCTACGTTTCAATCATGCACAGGTGGTGGGGATGTCACGCTTTCCGGCGCATTAGACCGTGTTGTTATTACCACTGTCAATGGCACAGACACATTTGACGCTGGTTCTATTAACATTCAGTACGAATAAGAGGGCATTATGGAACGCATTGAAGTAAATGTACAAACTGGTGAAGTGCAAATTATTCAGCTTACTGCTGATGAAATTGCTGCTGCACAAACTCAATATGCTGCATGGCAAGCAGAGCAGCCTATTGCCCCTGCCGCACCAACTTTGGAACAGTTACAGGCACAATTGGCTGATATTTCCGCTCAATTAACCGCCTTACAAAATAAAGCAGGTGCATAATGACGGTAACCATAAACGGCAGCACCGGTATCGTAAACGTAGCTGGATCTGCAACAACCCCTGCGGAAAGCTCTGGTGCGGGTAACACTGGCCTGTATTTCCCTACAACTACTAGCGTGGCCATTACCACTAATGGAACACAAGCTATTTTGGTTGATTCATCTCAAAATGTGGGGATTGGGACGGCATCGCCTGCGTCTTTTGGAGCAAATATTACAACTGTAGATATTAAAGGATCTGCTGGCTCTGGCGTTAAAATGGGCACAGCCGAAAATCTTGCGGTGTATTATTACGCCGGTAATGCTTATGTCTCGACTTTGGATTCATCTCCCATGATTTTCCAAACAAATAACTCCGAGCGTATGCGTATTGACACTGGCGGCAATCTTCTAATTGGAACGTCAACTACTTTTGCAAAACTTTCTGTCGTAACTAATGGTAATACAACATCAGTATTTAAAAATGCTGCCTCTGGTGGTTACTCTCGTGAAGCGTATGTATCATCTAACTCAGGAACCTACTACTTTGACTTTTTTGGCCGATATGACACAAGCGCAAACTTAGGCTCTATCTCCTCTAACGGAACATTGATGACCTATGCAACATCATCTGATGTCCGCTTAAAAGATAATATTGTTGATGCACCAACTGCTCTGCCTGCTCTTGATTCTTTAAAAGTTAGGTCTTTTGATTGGAAAACTGGTCCTCATCAAAAGTTTGGTTTTATTGCTCAGGAACTTAACGAAGTTGACCCTAATGCAGTGGCAAAAGGCCCAACTGAAGATTACATGTGGGGTATTGACACATCTGTATTAGTTCCAATGTTAACAAAAGCATTGCAGGAAGCAATTGCTAAAATTAACACGCTTGAAACAGAAGTTGCGGCTCTTAAAATAAAAGTTGGAGCATAATTATGTCAGGAACTTTACAAGCCACTATCCTCAAAGACGGTGCATCATCCACCAACAACTTGACGTTTGATTCAAGCGGTAACGCAACGGTCGGCAATAACCTGACTGTGACTGGGACAAGTACGTTAAATGGAAACACATCTGTCACGGGGACTATTACGGGTTCAAGCACCATTGCTGCTGCTACAGGGACGCTTTACCCACTTGTGTCTGGAACATCACAGGCATCCACCAGTGGAACAAGCATCACATTTACGGGCATTCCGTCTTGGGTAAAACGGATAACGGTATCTGTCTCCAATTTGACTGGTTCAGGTTCATCCCCGAATATTATTCAATTGGGAACGGGTGCTGGGCCAACCTATACAACGACAGGATATTTAGCGTCTGCAACAGCCCTTACAACGACTGGCGCTACAACCGCATTTACAGCGGGTTTTCCTGTGGTCCAATCACAGACATCTTCTTATGTAAAATCTGGTGTAGGAGTTCTTACACTTGTGGATTCTGCCACTAATACTTGGGCGTGGTCTGGCACTTTTGCATTCAGCACGGGTAGCACAGGAACATTCCAAGCCGGTGGGTATGTTGCTCTTTCCGGCGTTTTAACCGCATTACAACTTACAACTGTCAATGGCACTGACACATTTGTTAGCGGTAAAGTCAACATTTTGTACGAATAAGAGGACACAATGACAAACCCAATCAATCTTGAACATACTGTTGATGAAATCAATGCAATCTTGCAGGCATTGGCAACAAAGCCATATGCGGAAGTGGCGGATCTGATCCACAAGATCAAGTTTAAGGCCGAGCAGCAGATCGTAGCGGCTGCACAATCTGTCGAGAACGGTGCAAAGGCTGTTGAAGAAGAGTTCACCCCTCCCGCAGATCAACCTCCGCAGGCGTAACATGACAGACGACCATAACACCAACCTTGTTATAGACTCGGCTCTTGCGGGTGGTGTTATGTCCATGCCGCTTTGGGCGACAGGGTTAAATGAATGGCTTGTGCTATTTCTGCATTTAGGCGGTGCAATACTTATCGCCTATCGCATTTGGGTTATGATCAACGAAATTAAAAACAGAGAGTAGATCCTGTGGACCCTCTCTCAATCCTTGCTGTGGCGCAGGCGGCTTATGCTGGCATTCAGGCGGGCATTGCTGCAGGCAAAGAAATTCAAGGCATGGCGCAAGACTTGTCCGACCTTTGGGGCAGTGTCGCAAGCCTGACGCACATTTCTGCCGAAAAGCCATCGACAAACATTTTTTCCAACAAAAGCGCCGAACAAATTGCCATGGAGCGTTATGCGGCCAAGGCAGAGGCGCAGGATTTGGCCTTAAAGGCAAAAAACCTTTTTGTCGGTAAATTTGGATTGGCGGCTTGGGATCAAGTGCAACGCGAAGTGATTGAAATTCGCAAGGAAATTGAACGGCAAAAGTGGGAAGAGGAACGCGCATCCGAAGCCCGCATGGAAGAAATTAAAGAGGCTGCCGCTGTTTTTATGATCGTTATTGGCGTTTTGGTTGCCATGCTGATCGTTGGCGCCATGTTTTTAGAGAGGGTGAACTGATGGATCTCGGTGTTTTTGGAAAACTGATTGAAAATGTGGCGCCGACTATCGCCACTGCCCTCGGCGGGCCTGTCGCTGGTATGGCCGTCAAAGCCTTGTCTACGGCCCTGCTTGGCCACCCAGATGGTTCAGAAGACGACGTTAATGCCGCATTGGCAGCCGCCACACCTGATCAGATTGCTGCAATCAAACGGGCTGATAATGACTTTAAAGTGCAGATTAAGTCATTGGATATTGATCTTGTAAGAATAGCGGAGAAGGATCGTGAATCAGCTCGCAACATGCAAATGGCCAACAAGTCCATGTTGGTACCCAGCCTCGCCACGATTATCATTTCTGCTTTTGTGGTGGTAACAATTGGCACTTTGCTTGGCTATGCAAAGATCGAGTCAGCCATGGCTGGCACATTGATTGGTTACCTGTCAGCAAAGGCAGAACTGGTTTTGTCTTTTTATTTTGGCTCATCTGCCGATAGCGAAAGCAAGTCGGAAATGATTTACCATTCAACGCCGCACAATGGGGGCAAGTGATGAATTTTAAGGGTGCAGCTCAAAAATTGGTGTCGGCTGACTTCATGACGGTAGCCGATGAATTGGATGTCGATAGCGCGGCCCTGCGGGCCGTATTGACCGTTGAAACGGGTGGGAGTGGATTTGATGCTGCAGGACGTCCTAAAGCGTTGTTTGAGCGCCATTATTTTTATAAATTCTTGGCTAATCAACCTGACAAACAGGCTCAAGCCGTTGATGCCGGTTTGGCTTACCCTAAATGGGGTGAAAAGCCTTATCCGCACGGATCTGATGCCGTTTATGCAGAAATTGAAGCTGCGTGCGAAATTGATTTGGACGCTGCATTGCGGTCTGTTTCATGGGGACTTGGTCAAATTATGGGCAACAACCACAAAATGGTTGGCTATGACGATGTCCAAGATATGGTCACAGACGCCATGGAATCGGAATTGAAGCAACTTCGTCAAATGGCCGCATTCATCAAGGCAGCGGGGTTGCTTGATGAATTGCAAAATAAGAATTGGGCTGGGTTTGCTAAGGGTTATAACGGCCCTCAATATGAAGTGAACAAGTATGACGTAAAATTGGCTGATGCATATAACAAATTTGCGTGATATAATAAAAAATTAGTGAACATGGGCAGCACACGATGACGACAGGTCTCACATACACCACCTACGTCAGCCAAATCGCCACATTGGCGGTTGTGCCTGTAACTGACACTAATTACCAGTCAATCTTGCCGCAAATGATTACCTATGCGGAAAATCGCATTTGCCGCGACTTGGATTTTTTGTCAACGCAATATGCAAATACATACATGATGACGGCTGGATCAAATCAATTGACCATCCCGACCGGTGACTTCATCACCATCCAAACCATCAGTATCACAAGCGGCACGTTGAACAATTCCGTTTTGCCTGTATCCAAAGAATTTATTCAAAATGTATACAATAACAGTGCGTCAACTGGCCTTCCAACCGTATTTGCTGTTTATGGCGGCGATCAGGCTACGACGGGCTTGACCAGTCAAAATATCATTTTTGGCCCATATCCAGACCAAAATTACAGCGTAACGGTGACAGGTACGGCTCGTCCGCAAAGCTTGTCTTCGACCAATTCACAAACCTTTATCAGCACCTATTTGCCTGACTTATTCATCATGGCAAGTATGGTTTACGTCAGCGCATACCAACGCAATTTTGGTAAAGAGGCTGACGATCCGCAAATGGCGCAAAGTTATGAGACGCAATATAAAACCCT